TTCTGTTGAATTTGAAAACGGTTCTAAGATTATTGCTGCTGCCACTTCCTCAAGTGCTATTCGTGGTAAATCAGTTTCTTTCCTTTATATTGATGAAACAGCATTCGTAGAGAACTGGGATGAGTTCTTTGCTGCTGTATTACCAACCATTTCATCTGGTAAAACAACTAAGATATTATTAACTTCTACACCGAATGGTTTAAATCATTTCTATAAAACTTGTGTTGGTGCTAAAGAAGAAACTAACGGATACAAATATGTAGAGGTTCCTTGGACTGATGTTCCTGGTCGTGACGAAGCATGGAAACAAGAAACACTCGCTTCAATGGATTTTGATAATCAAAAGTTTGCTCAAGAGTATGAGTGTGCTTGGTTAGGAAGTTCTAACACATTAATTGAAGGACATAAACTTAAATCATTAATTCCTAGAACACCTATTAAAGATAATGGTAAGTTATTACAATATGAAGAACCAAAAGAGGGTGGTCAATATGCTATGGCAGTTGATGTATCAAGAGGTAAGGGTTTAGACTATTCAGCATTTCAGATTATTGATATCTCACAAATGCCTTATAAACAAGTTTGTGTATATAGAGATAACTTTATAACACCTGTAGAATATACTGAAATTGTATTTAGAACTGCTCAGTTATATAATGGTTGCCCAGTTTTAATTGAAGTAAATGATATTGGTGGTCAAGTGTCAGATATGTTACACTATGAATATGAGTATGATAATATATTATATACGGAAACTGCTGGTAGAAGTGGGAGAAGAATATCTGGTGGATTCAGTAAAGGTGCCGATAGAGGTATAAGAACTACTAAGACTGTTAAGTCAGTTGGTTGTTCTATATTAAAACTATTAGTTGAACAAGACCAACTTATTCTAAATGATCATCAAACGATATTTGAATTATCTCGTTTTAGTCGTAAAGGTAACTCTTACGAAGCAGAATCAGGTGTTCATGACGATACTGTAATGTGTTTAGTGCTGTTTGCTTGGTTATCTGACCAAACATACTTCAAAGATATCACAGATATAAATACTCTATCAAGACTTCGAGAAAGAAGCGAAGAAGAATTGATGGAAGATTTATTGCCATTTGGTATTCAGGATGACGGTGTAGAACAGATGGAAATAATTGAAACAGTTAAACACGATTGGTTAATCGATGGAGAAGAGGATAGATTCTTCTAAATTTGATTTATTATAAATAATTTCAAATAAAAAAGAATTTTTTAACTTAAATTTAACATTATCAGGAGATAGACAATGCCTTTCCAAGTAAGTCCTGGAGTGAATGTATCAGAGGTCGACTTAACTACTGTAGTTCCTGCAGTCAGCACAACAACAGGTGCTGTTGCTGGTCACTTTAAGTGGGGTCCAGTAAACCAAAGAGTTTTGGTTGATACTGAAGATCGATTAGTAAGTATATTCCACAAACCAAATTCAAATACAGCAACAGACTTTTTTACTGCTGCTAACTTTTTATCTTACGGTAATTCTCTTTACACAGTTCGTGTTGTAAGTGGGGCAAATAATGCAACATCGGGTTCTGTTGGAACATATATCGAAGGTGAAGATTATTATAACGAAACATATACAAACCAGTCTGCTCATGGTGACTGGGTAGCAAAATATCCAGGAGATATGGGTAACGCACTAAAAGTATCAGTATGTCAAAATGCTAATGCTTGGGAATCTACAGTATCTACTTCATACTATGCTACTAGAAACAGTAAGACTGTATCACTAGCAGGTGATGGTCAAGGTTCTTCAAACACCGAAACGCAATTTGTAGTTGGTGACTTGGTTTTACTTGGTCCAGATAAAGAAACAAGAAAGATTAGTTCTTTAAGTGGTAACACTATTACACTAACATCTGCTTATCAAGGAAATACAGTTTCAAACTATACACCAGACCTAACTCGTCGTTGGGAGTTCTTTGGTAACTTTAATGGTGCTCCTACTACAACTGCTTTTGCTAACACCTATAATTCACAAGGTGATGCTATTCACATAGCAGTTGCTGATCGAGTAGGTGTAATTACTGGAACAAGTGGTACAGTATTAGAAACATATGAGAATGTTTCTCAAGCAGAAGATGCTAAAACAGATACAGGTGCTGGAAACTACTATAAAGAAATTATCAACAACCAATCACAATACATCTGGTGGGGTAAACATAACACTAATCTAGGAAACGGTGGTGTTAAAGCAGGTCTAGGAACTAATTATCCTGGAAATGATTTACCAGTTACAAATAATATGACTGGAGGTAAAGATGGTTCTATACCAAGTTCTGCTCAGAAGATTGGTGGTTATGACAAATTCAAATCTGCTGAAGATGTAGATGTATCTTTAGTATTAGGTGGTGCTGCTGACGCAACTCTTGCTGAGCATTTAATTACTAATATTGCTGAACATCGTAAAGACTGTATTGTTTGTTTATCTCCTGAAAGGGCAGATGTAGTAAATAATAACGGTTATGACGGTAAAGAAACTGATGATGTTATCTCATTTAGAGATAGTCTAAGTTCTTCTTCATACGCAGTTATGGATTCAGGTTGGAAATATCAATACGATAAGTATAACGATGTTTACAGATATGTTCCTCTAAACGCAGATACTGCTGGTTTAATGGTTCAAACTGACTCTACTAGAGATCCATGGTATTCACCTGCTGGTTTTAATAGAGGAAATGTTAAGAACACTGTTCGTTTAGCATATAACCCATCTAAAGCAGACAGAGATAAACTTTATAAGAAAGGAATTAACCCAGTGGTTACTTTCCCAGGACAAGGAACTGTTCTATTCGGTGATAAAACAATGCTTGCTAACCCAAGTGCGTTTGACCGCATTAATGTTCGTAGATTGTTTATTGTTCTTGAGAAAGCAATTTCAACTGCTTCTAAGTTTACTCTATTTGAGTTTAATGATGACTTTACAAGAAGTCAATTCAGAAACTTAATTGACCCATTCTTAAGAGATGTTCAAGGCAGAAGAGGTATTACAGACTTTAGAGTAGTTTGTGATGCTACTAATAATACTGCTGGAGTTATCGACAGACAAGAATTTGTTGGTGACATTTATGTTAAACCTAATCGTTCAATTAACTATATTCAGTTAAACTTTACGGCAGTGAGGACTGGAGTAGAATTTTCTGAAATAGTTGGTGGTGCGAACTAAATAGAGTAAAGGAGAAAATAAAATGGCATTTAATGTAAATCAATTCTCGGGTGCTCTAAAAGACGGTGGTGCTAGAAACTCGCTATTCGAAGTTACTATCACTAATCCTATTAACGGTGTAGCAGATATTAATGTTCCATTTATGGTGAAGGCAGCACAAATTCCTGCCTCTTCACTAGGAACTATTGAAGTCCCATACTTTGGTCGTCAAATTAAGTTGGCTGGTAATAGAACTTATGCTGAATGGACTCCTACGATTATCAATGATGAAGGTTTTGATATTCGTAATTCGATGGAAGCATGGTCACATGCTATTAATTCACCACAAGGCAACTTAAGAACTGCTGGTGGATCTGCTCCTAGTTTGTATAAGTCAAATGCTCAAGTAACTCAGTATAGTAAAACTGGTGAGATACTAAGAGTTTATAACTTTGTTGGTATTTACCCAACTGAAGTTTCTACTATTGACTTGGCATGGGAAACAGAAGGCATCCAAGAATATACTGTAACATTCCAATATGACTATTGGGAAGTCGCTGGTGGTAGCACTGGTGACGCAGGTGGAATCTAACACCTAATTGAAGTGATTCTAAGGGGTCTTATAAATATACTTTATAGATCCCTTATACAATATGAGAAGATATTATGGCAATAGAACTATTCGGTTATCAAATAGGTAAGAAGGAAGAAACTCCTCCTTCAATCCAATCATTTACACCACCAGAAAATCTGGACGCAGCAGTCCCAGTAAACGAAGGTGGAGTATTTGGCACTTCGGTAGAACTCGAAGCAACTGCCAAAAATGAAGCACAACTAATTACTCGTTATCGTGATATGGCATCTCAACCTGAGTGTCAAAGGGCAGTTGACGATGTTGTAAACGAAGCAATCGCTAATCATGAAGACGGACATCCGATTGAGATAGTATTAGATGATGTTGAGCAACCAGATAATATCAAAGAAAGAATCCGTGAAGAGTATGAAAACATTCTACAGATGTTGACATTCAGTAGAAAATCATACGACATATTTCAAAGATGGTATGTAGACGGAAGATTATTCTATCATCTAA